ACGACACCCGGTCGATCTGCGCTGTGGTGGTCGCGGCCCCCGGGGTCTCGCCGTACGCCGACGCGAGCATCTCCACCGGGCCGTACGCCTGGTACCAGGACTGTGCGCTGTCGTCGAGGCGGGTGCCCTCCGGGTGCGCGGTCCCGTAGATGCCGGTGTTGTTGGTGACCCCGAACCAGTTGCAGGTCTGCATCCCGTACTCGGTGACGATCACCGGGTCGGAGAAGTCGCCGTCCCGCATCTCCGGCAGCGTGCCGATCACCCGGTGCACGTCCCAGAGGATGATCCGCCGCCCAACCGTCACGTAGTCCAGGCCCGCCGTCGCGGCCAGGTCGTCCACCTCCTCCCAGGCGGTGCGCGAGTAGTCCGGCACCTCGCGGGACTGCTGGGCGTCGTCGGAGTAGGTGATCGCGGTCAGATACGGCAGCACGTTCGGGTCCTGGAACGCGAGCGCGTTGACCAGGATGTCGCGGGCTCGCTCCACCACCGACTTGATGCCGGTGATCAGGTAGGGCCCACCGCCGGTCGACGGTGACGGTGTGGAAGGTGTGAGCGGTGTCAGGTCGATCCGGCGGTAGGAGTCGTTGTAGCCCTCCCGCATGATCCGGCGGTAGGCGTAGGCCATCACGTCCTTGGCTTCGATTTCAACGTCCGTGGACGAGTAGGTGATCCGGGTGATCGGGCCCTCGAACACCCGCACGTTGTCGCGGAACACCACCACCTCGTGCATCCACGAGCGCAGGCTGCCGAGCAGTTGGCAGCAGTCCGAGGAGAACCCGTTGGTGGTGACCAGGCAGTTCGCGATGTCGTCACGCTTGCGGCCCCACACGATGTGCGCGATCGGCGTGATTTCACCGCGCGGGATCGTCCCGCCCCGGTCGTAGATGAACGCCCGGTGGGTGCCGCAGCCCAGCGGGCCCTGGGTGATCGTGCCGTCCAGCGGTGGCATCAGCGGGATGGTGACCACCTGCGAGCCGGGTGCTCCGGTGGCGGTGAACGACTGCGGCGGTGCCCACTTCGACACGTTGCCGTCGTTGTCGTAGGTGCGGATGCTCCACTCGTAGACGAACCCCGGCTGGAAGTACGACCCCGGCACCGACCACTGCATCGACCTGCCCGGTGCATCGAGCCCGGAACCGGGCAGCATGAACCAGTCGTCGTCGTCGGAGCCGTCCTCGGGTGGGGGAGGCCCGCCTCCGGAACCAACCGCGCGCCAACGGATGTCGGCCTGGGTCTGGGTCTGGGTCGGGTCGGGGTCCTGGAACCGCCAGGTGAACGTGACCGGATCGGTGACCACCACGCCGCGTCCGATCCCGCCGATCGGGGAGAGCAGGATCGGAGTGGAGGTCTGGCCCCGGAGGAAGAACGACTGCGAGATAGACCAGTCGCTCCACAGGCCGTGCGTATCACGGACCCGGACCTGCCACTCGTACCGCTTGTTGGAGCCCATCGACTTCGCGCTGTAGTTGCGGAACGTGTTCTCGCCCGCACCCTTCGCCGCCAGCGGGCCCAACGAGGTCCACGTGGACGAGCCGACCACCCGGAACCGGACCTCGAAACTGGACTGCCGGTCACCCTGGTCGGCGTCGGTGAACTGCCAATCGAAGATGAAGTCCTGGTCGTCCAGGTACTCGGCGTTCTCCTCCGGGTTCACCGGCACCGGCACCGGTTTCCGGTTCGTCCAGAACGAGACGCCGTTGTAGGCGTTCGACATGTTCCCGGTCTGACGACACTGCGTCCACAGGCGACCCTCGTAGTGGGTGTCCGGGTTGATCCGCAGGGTGAGCGTCCGGCGCTGCTTCTGTCTGCCGTAGGAGGACGCCACTGACCGCTGGGTCTTGAAGTTGTCCGCCGACAGGTGCAGCACCAGCCGCACCGTGTGGTCGGGGTCCGGGTCGTCGATCACCGCGCTGATGGTGACGCTCGTCATGGCCTTGGTCGCCATGTCGCTCTGCTCGCCCTTGCCGCCCACCTGGGCGGAGGACGGGGGAGAGGGCCGGTGGATAGCCACGATGAATCAGGCCGCCCGGTTTATCAGGGACAGGTCGACCGGCGGCGGGGTCGCGGTCTGCGGTAGGTCCACGGTGACCACGTAGCCGAACCCGCAGGACAGCACCGGCCAGGTGAACGGGGTGCCGTCGGTGGCGAACACCAGCGCATCTGCACGTCGCCGGATGCCGGTGGGTGCCTCCACGTACACCTCCTGCTCGGCACCGTCGAACACCAACGTCTGCCCAGCGGGGATGTACGAGACCACGATGTCACCGCAGTACGCGCAGATGTCGTCGGTGATGTCTCCGTCGCCGTCGATGTCCGCGTAGAAGCGCAGCCGGATGTTCCGCACCGAGGCGGAGGTGGGTGCGTGAATCTCGATCACCGGCACTGCGTCCATCCACAGCGGGATGTGTTCCTTGGGGATGGTGAACTGCCGTCGCCGCCAGTTCGCTGGTGGGGTGTAGCAACCGATCGGGACGTTCTGCGGCACCGTGGGCGGCGGGATCACGGCGGGGCAGGAGGGGTCCATCACCGGCTGGTAGATCGGCGTCAGGCAGGAGGTGTCGTCCACGATCGGGCCGTTCATGTTGACCGTGCCGATCGGCTCGGACACGTACGGCTGGGCCACCTGCCCGAAGCCTTCGACGATCGGGGTGGGCAGCGTGAACTCCCAGGGGTTCGCGGCGACCCCGGTGAACTGCACCGTCCACGCCTGGCCCCCGTCTGTCATGGGCTGCTTCGCGGCGACGGTCGGGCCGTTGTTGAAGATCACTCGGTAGAGGGTCCGCTGCAGCCGGTCGAGACACTCGAACTCGTCCCCGGGCAGGTCCCAGCACACGCATGGCTCGGAGGACAGGTAGCACAGGTTCGCCCCGGCGCAGGACTCGGTGGAGGAGACTCCGCAGGCGGCACCGAGCAGCAGGCGGCGCAGCCAGCGGGAGCCGTACTCGCACGCAGCCTCCGAGGCACCGACGAGCAGGCAGTTGAACACCACCGCGCGGGTGGCGTGCCGGAGCCGGTTCACGGTGCCGCCGTCCATGACCGACTCGACCACATCGCCGACGCGGGTGGAGTCCTCGACCCCGGTGATGCCGAGCGGGTAGCAGCCCCAGAACTCGTAGGACTCCGGGTAGTCGGGGTCCGACCACGGTGCCGGGTCCTGCCACGGGGAGACGTACCGCTCGCCCTTGATCGGACCCAGGTCGTCACTGCTGATGCAGCCTCGGAACCAGGACGCCCCGGCAGCACGCGCGTAGGTCTCGGTGCGCTGGGCGTTCACGAACTCCTGACCCGCGTACTCCCACCAGCCGTCCCATGCCATGTCGTTCTCCTAGTAGCCGACCGCCACCAGGCGGTTCACGGTCTCCTGCGCCACCGCAGCCGGGTCGGTGGTGGGCGTGACGATGTGGATGCCGCCAACCTCGACGATCCGCTGGGCACCCGCGACCCCACCGCTCGCCATGGCTGGCGGGGTCATTCCCTGCGCGAGCGCGGACAGCGCCCGCACCGCCGGGTCCACCATCCCCAGGGGCCGGTTCAGCGGCACCACGGCCTCGGGTCCGGCCTCGCCGATCAGCCGCACCTGGGGGCCCACGTAGATGCCACCGGCTGCCGAGGAGCCCGCCACGAAGCCGCGCGCCAACTGGCCCAACTTCCCGGCGGGCCAACTGATCAGGCTGCCGATGTTGATGCTGCCGATCGCGGACATGATCCGGCTGCCGAGACCAGCGAACGCGGACACGATCCCGCCCGCCACCGCGCGGGCGTTGGCGGGGATCGCCTGGAACCGCGAGGAGATAGCGCCCCACACCGAGCCGATCGCGCCCGCGATCCGACCAGCCAGGCCACGGAACGCGCCGACGATGTTGGACACGATGCCGGGAATCCTGCTCGCCGCCTCCTGGAACTTGCTGCGGATGATGCCGGGGAGCGAGGCGAGCGCCCGCCCGATCTTGCCGGGGAGTTGCTGGAAGAAACTCCTGATCCGCTCGACCAGCGGCGGCACCCGGTTCACGGCGTCGTTGAACTTGCCCCGGACGATGCCCGCGAGGCGGCTCAGCGCGTTGCCGATCTTGCCGGGGAGGTCGCGGAAGAACTTCACGATCCGCCCGACCACGAACCCGGCGATGAACGCGAGCCGGTTCATGATGCGGTCCACCATCCCCGGCAGCCGCTGGATGAAGGCCACGATCCGACCTGGCAGCCGCTGGAAGAAGTTGACGATCCGGTCCACGATGTCGCGGGCCTTGTCGCGCAGCGCGTTGAAGGCGCGGGAGGCCCGCTCGCGGATGCCGCCGAAGGCCGCGCCGATCTTGCTGCCGATCCCGCTGAACACGCCGACCACCCGGTCGCGCACGTTGCCCGCTGCCTTCTTCACGCTCTCGAAGGCACCGCTGATCGCCTCGGCCCACTTCTCCGGGTTGGTGGTCTCCAACAGGAACCGGATGATCCGCAGCGAGACGGCGATCGCACCGAGGGTGTCCTCGACGATCTTCCGGTTCTTCGGGTTGTCGAGTTCGTCGAACAGTTTCAGCAGCCCGTCAACCACCTCGCCAACTCGACGAGCGGTGTCCGCCGCGTCTCCGAACCACTTCTTCACCTGGTCGGGGTGTGCTGCCATCCAGTCGCCCCACTCACGGAACTTGTCCGCGAGGTCCTGGATCATCTTGGTGCCCTCAGGCTCACCGAAGTTGAACAGCAGTCCGATGTCGCGGCCCACGTTCTTGATCAGGTCCCACAGGGTGGCGGCAGCGTCTCCGGCCCGGTCGAAGAAGTCGGTCAGCGAACGCTGGCCCCTGGCGGAGTTGGCCCAGTCGGAGAACGACTTGGTGGTGTTGTTCAGCCAGTTCAGGAACCGGTCGGTGAGCGGGGTGAGGCTGCGGAACATGCCCATCAGCCCGGTGCTGAGGTTCGCGAACGAGTCGCCGAGGCTCTCCACCGCGTGCGGCAGGAAACTGGTCATGCTGTTGATGAACGCGCGGTACTCGGGTCCGGAGAATGCACGGGCGAACGAGTCGCCGACATGGGACAGCGCGACCCCGACCTTCTCGACCAGCGGTTCCGCGATCCGCATGGCGGAGCCGAACTTGCGAGCCTGCTCCTCGATGTTCGAGAACATCCCCCGAGCGGCCTTCTGGCCCAGCCGGTCGAGTTCAGCACCGAGCGGACGCAGCGAGTCGGTGACCAGTTTCTTGGTGGCGTTGTCCATCTTGGTGATGCCGAGGGTCGCCACTCCAAGACCGAACACCACCGGCAGCAGGGCTCCGGCGAGGGCCCCGAGGGCACCGACCAGCGCGAACGAGATGGACCCGGCCAGGGCGATCACGGCACCGGCAAGGGAGGCCACGAAGGAAATCACCGGGCCGATCACGAAGCTGATCACGGCGACCGCACCGGCAGCAGCGATACCTAGCCTGCCGAGGGTCGGGATGATCGTGCCGATCTTCTGGGCGACCCCCTCGGCCTGTCGGAACTTGTCGATGAACCCGCCGAACGACTCGCCCAACTTCACGATGCCGCCGATCGCTCTCAGCGGCAGGGCCATGAACGAGCCGAAGAAGTTGATGAAGTCGTTGCGGGACCCGCGCCCGAACGCCCGCGCGAACTTCTCGCTGAACCGGTCGATGTGGCCGGAGAACAGGTTGATGTCCCGCCCCGACAACTGCGCACCGGTTCTCAGTTCGCGCCAGAAGCCGCCGGTCTTGCTGCGCTCCAACTTCTGGGCCGACTCACCCACCTTGTCGATGTTGCGGACGACCCGATCTATCTCCTTCTCGTCCTGGTCCACGTCGATCGTCACGACGTAATGGCCCAGGTCCATGTCGCGGGCGGACGCCTCGATGTCACGGCGCATCTGCTCGATGCGCGGCATGATCCCCTCGACCGCATCGTCGATGCCGGACAGGTTGTGCCGAAACTCGGTGACCAGCGAGTCGGCGGCTGCCTCGCCCTCCTCGCCGAACCGCTTGCGGAGCAGGCCCCGGAACCGCTCCCAATCGCGGGACTTGAAGTACGCGGTGGCGACATCCGACTTGGCGATGCCCTTTTCGAGCGAGTCCCGCAGCGACTTGCCGATGTCCTTCTGGGACATCCGCTTGTTCCACTCCTTGATGTACGCCTCGGAGTGTCGCCCGCCCGCTGCGGAAACGTCGTCGTCGAGACCCTGCAACTCCTTGCGGACCTCGGGCCCGAGGTCGTGACCGTCGGCGTGAATCTTGACGTACGCAACGCCGATCGTCTCGCCCCGGACTGCCATGTCAGCCTCGCTGCGCCTCGTTGTACTGCATCATCGCCATGAACGCCTCGCCCTCGTCCTCGATCATCTGCGGGCTTGCTTGCTTCTCGCGGCCAGGGATCGGCGCGACCAGCATGGCCTCCCACTCCTCTCGCATGTTCGGGTCGATGCGCTCAACACACCATCCATAGACCAGGGTCACGAAGCGGTGGATCGGCTGACGGATGAGGTCGATTTGCGCGTACGTGCTGTCGATTTCTGTCCACCGCTCCTCGGCGATAGCGAGGATTCGGTAGACAACTTGGTAGGGCGGCCCGTCCAGTCCTCCAACATCGTCTCGACGATTTCGGTGATGACGCGGTGGTCGAACGGGTCCTTGCGGTCCAGCAGGCGGCGGGAGAACTTGGCCTGGTCGCTCTCGTCGAACATGCCGAAGAAGAAGTCGACCAGTCCGGTCACGCTGTCCGCGATGGTGGCGTGCTTGCCGATGGAGCCCAGGAACATCATCACCTGGCCGTCGCTCGGCCTGTAGTAGTGGTACTCCTCGCCGTCGAGCAGGAACGACTGTGACTCGTCCTCGTCGTACGTCTCGGAGATGGCTGTGGTGAACTCGCGCATGTTCGGAGCATAGGAACGCACCACCCTCGGGGGACACTCCCCGACGGAGTGGGGGGTCAGATGAACCAGGCCACCTGGTTCATTCAGAAGTGCCCGCCGATCGACTCCGGCAACTTGCCACGGATCGCGGTGTGGTCCGCCGCCGTCCGCCGCCACGCGGTGAACAGGAAGTTGTTCGCCCGCTGGCCGGACACCGAGTGGGTGGGCTTCAACGGCGGCCAGGGCCGCTTGCCGAGCGCGAGCCAGAACCCCGGACGCCCCCTGCGGCCCAACTTCTTCTTGCCGCTGCGGCTGGTCACCCAGCCAATCTCGAACGCCTCCGCGTAGATGCCGCCCGAGGCCCACGCCTTCGTGGACATGATCGGGCTGCTGGTGCCTTCCAGCACGTACATGGTGTGCTCGGCCTCGCTGGCGATGAAGCCCGCCACGTCGCGGGGTCCCGTCTGGTCCACGTCGCCGGAGATACCGGCCTTCAACTCGCCCGACCGCATCGGGGCGGCGTTGATCGCCTCGGCGACGAAACGGATGGTCACCTTGCCGACCCACTTGTGGACGATGCCGGTCGGCGCGTACATGCGCTGGTCGAACATCAGCAGCCGGACGGCCACTACGGCACCCACACGGACAGCGACCACGCACCGCCGAGCATCCCGCCAGCGGGCCCGAGGGGCGTATAGGTGCCCAGGATCATGTCGTCGGAGCCGGGGCAGCACACCACCGCGCGGCGCATCGTGGTGGCGTCCACCATCTGCAACTCGGTGGCGTCGAGCAGTTGGTTCGGCGACGGCGGCTGGTCCCCGGTGCCGACCGGGGTGCAGCGCATGATGCCCACCTCGATGGTGGCTCCGAGACCGGCGGCGCAGTTCTTCGGCTCGTCGTAGGGCTGCCCGATGCTCACGCTCGGGTAGACCGAGGCGAGCCGAATCCAGGCCACCCCGCACTTCTTCGAGCAGTCCCCGCCGTACTCGGCGACCGCCGCGTCACCGGGCACGATCCCGCAGAAGCAGGTCTCCGGGGCACCGGAGGCCACGATCTGCTCGCACAGGCAGTCGGCGAGCAGCACCAGTTGGCCGAACAGCGGGTTCGCGAACACCGGCTCCATGGTCACTGCCGTACGACGCGCGGCGTCCGGATGTCGGGGCTCCACACCTTCGGGGCCTGCCGGATGCCGTCCGGGTTCCACAGCGCGAGCCAGGCGTCCACCTCGCGGATGCCGGTCAGACCGTCGGGGAACGACCCGGTGGGGATCGTGAAGGTGAGCCCCTGGCGGGCGACTGTCGTGACGCCTGGGGGGAGTCGGCACGACAGGCCCGCGCACGCCTTCGCGAACTCCATAGCCAGGACTGCGCAGGCATACGCGGCAGCCTGGTCCGGGGGATAGGAGTTCAGGAAGGTGACCGAGAACGTTCCGTCCTCGGTGTCCGGCTTGTCGAGGTCTTGGCAAACCGGCCAGGGGCACTCCCCGCCCCCCACAAAAACGAGGTCAGTTCCGTCCACTCTGTACTGAGTTGGGTCTAGGACGGTGCCATTCAACTTGACCTCGTACACAACCCCGACGGGGGCGGGGAGCGTCAGGTCGCAGAGTGCCGTGCAACCGCAGTCGGTGCGGCACCCGCAGGAGTTGACCCATACGCCGTTCCAGTTGAGCGGGCGGAACCCGAGTCCCCACGCGCCGCCCATCATCGCCCAGGACGGCATCGTGAACCCGCTCGCGCAGTTCGGCTTGCAAGGACGGACGGTGACCGGGCAGCCGCCGACCCGGTACCCGGAGAGCCGGTGCAGCGTGGCCGAGGCGAGGGACTGCGCACGCGCCTTGGTCTCCGAGTCGAGCGCCTCCCACTCCTCGTCGAAGCAGGCCGGGTCGAGCGGCCACTCGCATCCGTCGTAGCCGGGGGTAGGTGTCGGAACCTCGGTCATTCGTTCACCTTCTCCAACGCCACGGCGATCCGCTCTAGCAGATCACCGATCCGGTCCAGCCGGTCGAGCAGCAGGTTGATGATGTCGGTGATGTACTGCCCGGTATCGGCCATAACGCCCCCTGGGTGGTGACTCCCGCCCGAGGGGATTGGACGGGAGCCACACGCTCCATTGGCTAGGAGGCAGCACCAGCCTGCCACGCCGAGCCGGACCAGTGGGCCTGCGACCCGTCGCCCAGCACAACGAACTGGCCGGAGGTCCAGGCCGTGGTCGGGCTCGCGGTGACGCCCGACATGTCGGTGAGCGTCATCGGGCCGTAGGAGTTGGCCGGGGTGAAGGTACCGGGCTGTCCGGCGGTCGCGCCCGTGGCGGGCGTGCCGAGCGGCTGGAAGCCACACTCGGGCTCCGGTGGCTCCACCGTGGTCAACTGCATGTGCAGGTGGTCCTTGGCGTCGATCGGGTCGAGCAGCGGGCCGGGGTCGAACAGGTCCGCCGCGCCGTTGTCCACCACGTCGTACGGCCCGGTGCCCCACGCCGACCCGTCCTTGCTCCGGGCTCCGGAGAGGGTGAAGTTCACCGCGTCGTTGCCGACGGTGAAGTCGCCGATGATCCCGCCCTTGGAGAACGGCACCAGCATGTAGCCGTACTGCGCACCGACACCCGGCTCGCAGGCGGTGGTGGGCACCGAGGACCAGAGTTCCAGCGCGAAGCCCAGGTCGCAGGCGTCCACGCCGGAGTTCATCCGGAAGCCGACCGCGTTGTCGTCGGGGTCCATGACCGGCGGGGTGCCGGTCATGAGCGCGTAGAGCGCCGGGTCCACGCCACAGAACTGGACCTCGATGTCGTAGCCCGTGAACTGCGGGCACGGCTCGTCCAGCACACAGACCTTGCCTGCGGCGTTGGTGACGCTGATCGTGGTGCCCTCGTCGGTCTGCGCGGTCAGGGCTACCTGGATGAACCCATCCGTGGTGACCTGGCTATCCGCTCCGAGCACCGGGTTGCCGCAGCCGTCGAGGCGGGTGACGCGCATCGCGCGGCCCCGGACGAGGGCGAAGCACTTGTTCTCACCGGCCATGACGTGTCTCCTAGTCGTCCTTCTTCACTTCGACACCCGCCTTCTCGGCGATGTGGGCGGGCACGTAGAACACCCCGGTGCCGGTGCGGACGGCGAACCGGCCCGCACCGGTCTCCTCGGCGGCGGCGATGAGCAGGGTGGCGGTGTCTCCGGGGTTGTCCCCGAACGGAACCGTGACCGGGGTCTCGTCGGGTGGCGACTTCGGTTCGGGCTCCGGCTCCGGCTCGGGCTCAGCCGTCGGGGTCTCGTCGACCTCGGGCTCCGGCTCGGCCTTCTTCCTCGGTGGCATCGTCACCTCACTTCAAGTCGATCTGGACAGCCGCCATGTAACAGTCGACGGCAGCCATGTAGATGCGTTCGGCGAGCACAAACTGGTCGTTGTTGGTGGTGTCGAACGCATCGTGGACGCCGAGGTCGCTGCGCCACAGCACCACCTCTCCGCTGACGTACAGCCAGGCTTTGCCGGAGGGCGAGTTGGTGCCGTCCGGGGCCTGGTTGAGGCAGTCGTAGCCGCCCCCCGCCGCGATCTTGGAGCCGAGCCGGGTCCGCAGCATGTTGCCGTCGGACTCGACACCGCCACCCGCCGCGAGGATGGACGCAGCACCACGGGGGAGGTGCAGGGTGGGCACGCCCGCGTAGTGGCAGGCGGCGTGGCCTTCCAGCCAGGCGATGCCCTGGCGTACGTCGGCGGTCACGCCAGCGGGCAGGCTGACCACCTCTGCGCTGCTGAGGAGCCCTTCCATCAGGCCCATCTCGACGGCGGTGCCCTCGCGGGCCAGGAAGGCGTCCCGCACCCGAGCGGGGGACAGGTCCGACCCGACCGGCTTGCACTGCAGGCCGCCGTACACGCCGAACGGCTTCGCGGCGCTCGACCAGGGCACCACGTCGAAGTCCTTCTCGCCGTCCGGTACCCCGACGGTTCCGCCGACGTAGCAGAAACCGGGGAGTGTGCGCAGGCTCAGGCAGTTGTAGGCGGGGAACGGGTCGTCCTGGTCGCCGATCCAGGCCATGCCTTCGTGAATGGTGGCCGCGTCCAGGATCGAGCCCCGCAACTTCTCCGGGGTCGGTGCGTCGACGGTCTGTGCGCGGATGATCTGCTGAGTCACCTCGCCACCTCCTTCTGCCGGGTCCGGGTCGGGCGGCTTGTGGCGTCAACAGCCGCCCGACCCGTGGATCAGGAGGACTACGGGGTGGT